AGTTACAGTTGCAGTTGGAGTTGAAGTAGGAGCAGCAGTAGTAGCAGCACTTAAAACTTCAACAAATGCAAACTTCATTTCTGGCATTACATTGTTGTTGTTAGTTAACATTTGGTAGTTAACATCTTTAACAATAGAATTAGCAATAGCTACAGGAGTTGCAGCAGCACTAGTTTGGAAAAATGGAGTAGAACCTATAGTTGGGTAAGGAGTATTACCTAAAGTTAAGTTCTGAATTTTGAAATCATAAGTTCCAGCAGCACCAGAAGCTAATGAATAAGCAGCAGTTACACCATCATAACCTACAGTAAATACGTTAGGTACAGGTGCAAGATAGCTACTAGCTAAGTAAGCTTTTTTCATGCCATTTTTAATGACAAAGCTTTTTAAGCCTTTACCTGCAGGTACACCTTGAGCAATCAAGAAGTCGTAACCAGCAGCTTTTTGTGCTGCTACGTTAGCAGTAGTTGTAAGAGTCATTGCACCAGTAGATGGGTCAATACCGTATACACCAATTTGACCTGAAGTCAATAAACTAGGTGAAGCGGCTGAAGTGTAGGCAGAATTACCGCCAATTAAAACATTTTTTAACATGTTCTTTTTTTTGTTTTATTTGTTATTAAAAATTAAAAATTTACTCATTTGTTTGCTCTACTGCCATTGAAGTTTGTATCCTTTGTGGACTAGCTTCAAAGTTTTCAAGCAATAAGTTTACAGCATCCCTTACAATTTCTGCATGTGTTTGTTCTGCAAGTTCACATGTTTGATTTTGTTCTAAGTTTATCTGTTTTGGTTTACGAATATACGATATTGCAATTTCTTTTACAATAAAGTTGTCTTCGTCATAAAATACATCTATAGTATTACCACTAATAATACATAAAGGTCCATCTGCAACAGATGTTTTATTAAATGGATCTTGTTGTACAATGTATACGTCATCTTGTTGTATAAATCTATTAGGTACTATTAAATCACTTCCACCTGTTGCTGTATAATAAGTGTAGTTTACAACTTCAGTTACATACTCAGCAACAATTTCTTCACCAAAAACAAAGTCTACAGTACCTGACGTGGTTTTAACACCAACTACATCTGCAGTAATATCTTTAAATGAAGAATAAAAACTCCAGTTTAAAACTGTTAACTTATTAAGTATTAGGTTAATAAGTAAAGGTTTATCTTCTGCAGTATATGTTGCTATTTCAGGATATAATGTACTGTTAAATAAATTATTACCATCTACTACAATTGAAAAACTAGCATAAGTATCAAATCCTTCTGGAGGAATTGGTATTGACAATTCTACAACATTAAAAGATTGAGTTGCTGTAGAAGGGGTTATAGTTCCACAATCATTTGTATAAACTTTACTTCTATTAGAAGTTAAGAATAAATAATCATCTGGAAAATAAAACCTAGCTTTTCTATTGTAATCAAAATCAGTAGAAGGTAATTGATATACTTTATCGTAATAATTAGGTACAAGTAAACTCCTCAAATCATCAATACGTTTTTGACTCATCTCAAAACCTCTTTGTTTAGGATTTGAAATAGCTGTATAACGTTGCTTTATAAATCTTTCTTGAGCACGATTTAAAAAGTAATCTTTTTCTTGAGGTAATATAATATCGTATAGATTGGAGTTGACTTTATTCAACTCCAAATCTATAGCGGTATGTAAATCTTGTACAGTCATTATTTAGTTTTTTCCTTTTTTACTTTTATAGTAACTGGTGTACCAAATTGATCTAATCTAGCTTTTAATATTGCATATTCAGCTGAATTGTTACCATCCTTCATCCATGCAATAGCACTATCAAGAGAACCTAGGTTTTCAGTACCATTTAAATATTTGTTACCTTCTTTAGTAATTACACCTGCATCTACCATTGAAGCTAACTCTGCTTTATAAATCAAATCTTTATCTGACATTACTTCTAAGAAGTATTCAGGATCTTTTTGAATTATATAAGCAACTTTTAGTTTCTTATCTTTAACTTTTAGTTTAACTAACTCAGATAAAGCTCCAATCTCAGGAAACTTACCAAGTACTGCTCTAAGTACCCAATCAAGTTTTTCTTCTTCATCATCAAGTTTAGCAAACTCAACATAAGCTTTAGTTGAAACTTCAAGTTTTGCACTTTTAACTTTGTTGTCAGCTTCTGGATCTTCAAACCAAAATTGTAAATGTTCAACACCTAAACATTCTTCTCTTGATTTAGCCATCCAAGGATGTCCTTTAGCAAAAAGATACTTTACGTAATCTTCTACATTATAAGGATTACCTGCTTCATCTACTCCAATTTCAAATTCTAAACCTTCTGGTTTAACTTTTAAAGTTAGACTTTTGTACCAATTTGTAACAGCTTGTCTAAAGCCAGGGTCAGTTACTTTTAATCCTACGATTTCAGGCATCCACTTATCTTCTTCAGCATAAGTTAAAGGCCTAGCTACACCATTACGATCATTGTAACCACCTAAATTACAAACTTTTTCATCTCTAAGTTCTTTAGGTAATCCGTACCTAATGATCTCTTTTCTTTTCAATTTAATTTTACTCATATATCTATTTTAAAGTTGTTGCGGAGATAGGATTCGAACCTATGACCTTCAGCTTATGAGGCTGACGAGCTACCAACTGCTACCACTCCACAATATAAGTAGGGGATTTTAACCCCCTACTTTAATTATTACAATCCAGCTACACACTGTAAGTCGATTGACGTGTTATAACGTCTTAATACAACTTGACCAGTTTTCAACATATGTAATGAACTAGCATCTTTATCAGTTGCAACTAAATCGTTACCTGATAAGTTTTGGCTAACTTCATTCATACCTTTTACCATAGCACGTACCATTGAACGTCCTTTTTTGGTAATCATTGTTAAGTTAGATACACCGTCATAAACTGAAGTATCAACAAAAGTCATACGATAAGACTCCAATGGTAAACCAGTTTTAGGATGGAATAAACCTTTAGAAGCAGGTCCATCATCATATAAGTGGTTAGTTACTACGTTAATAGTGTAACCATCAACGTGTTGATAAGTATCAAAGTAACCACCTAATTTTAAGTTGTAACCTCCACCACTTACGAAACGGTTGTCAGTTAACTTAATGTAACCAGCACCTAACAATTCAGCTTTCATTGCTTGGTCAAATGCATCACGTCCACCTGTACCAGTAAACAAAGTGATTTGTTTGTTTTGAGCATCAGACATACCAAAGAAAGTATCACGAATTGTTTGTTTGATTTTTTCAGCAGTTAATTCAGAGTAAGTATCTTTATTAACAATTTGCTCTAACAAACCTGAACCACGGAATACTGGGTTACCTTCTTCGTCACGTTCATTGATTTGACCAAATTCGTCACGGTTTGATTTTGAGTACCAATAAGCACTTTCACACTCTCTACGGAAACTCAAGTTATGTTGCCACTCTTCAAATGACCACCATAATTGTTTGCTTCCTCCACCTTTAGTACCTAATTCGATACCTTTAGCACCACTGTATTTAACGTTACCTTCCCATTTGTAAGATTTACGAATAGTTGAAACGTCACCACGAACTTTGAAAGGTGCAGTTGAAGTTGATTCAGAACCTCTTGAACCCCAGCTTGCAGCTTGGTAGTAACCTAATGTGTAAAGAGCACCAGCAGCTAATTCACTTGAAGGAATAAATTCACTTGCAGATTTAGCACCAGCAATTTTTACTTTGTATTGCCATTGGCTACTGATTTGTTTACGATCAGTGATTACTAATTGGTAACCTCTAGGTGAGAAAATAGTGTATTTTTCAGGGAATAGACCTTCAGTGAAAGTCATTAAAAACTCTGAATAACCGATACCAGCATTTACTGTAGTTACAGCAGCAGCTAAAGGTACAGCTTTAAAAATACGACCCATTACATCATACTCGTATTCATCCCTTTCAATTTCCATTGTGGATTTCATACCTTCTGATAAATAGTGAAGTGGAAAACGTGCATCCTCACTACCCATTAAATAGGTTAGTACAGGAGTGATTTTTTCTGGTTGAGTCAACAACATACGTGACAATGACGCATCATTTGTTTTCATAGACTCGTTCCAAGTTTGACTTGTGATAATTCTAGCCATGTTTATTTATTATTTGTTTTAAATTTAGTTTTTATACTGCATCCCAATCAATACCATCATTTGCAACAGATCCAGACACAGAACCATTTTTCATTTTACCTTGAGATGCTTTTAATTTATCTCTAAGTGAATTTGCTTTTTGTGTTGTAGCTGCTGTTTGTACGTATTTACTAAGATTGAATTTATTTTTCATAGCAATAGCTAATTCAACACGTCTAGCCGGATCTTTTAAAGCTTCGTTTAGATCCTTCATAAACTGTCCATTAGCATCATATTCAAAAACTGCTTTCTTTTCATTTACTGGAATAGTAAAGTTATTTACTTTACCATTATCAATAATCTGTTTTACATTACCAAAGAATCTTTGAGTAGCTTGTTTTTTAGCTGCATCAGCCTGTCTTTGTTGTTCAAGTAATATAGCTCTGTCTTTTTCTTGCATAGTAGCAAGTTTAGTTGAAGCTGTTTTAGCTTGTTTTTGTAATGTACCTGCAATTTCTAAATCATCTATTGCTTCTTTTATTTCTTCATCAGTATAGTCCATTTTTCTATAAAATGTTCTCATTACTGATTTTTGTACATCTTCATTAGATAAGTCCACAGATTTATAATCAATCTCTGGATTCTCTGCTTTAAAGAACGCTTTAATGTTTTCTTCTGTAGCTTCTTCTCCTAACATTTGTAAGTAGTCAAAGAAATCTGTTGCTACAGGTGGTAAACTTTCTAACCAACCATTTAACTTAGCATCTGCAAATTCTTCAGCAGCTCTTTGAGTAAACTCAATTAAACCATCTTCAGAATCTTCAAACTCTTCGTCTTCACCAAGTTCAATACCTAGTTTAGACGCAATATTTTTAATAAAGCTTTCGTCACCGTCTGAGTTATCGTCTGATGTTGAGTCCTCTTCTTCATCATCTGAATCATCATTTGACGTTGCATTATTTGTTGCCTCATTATTTTTAATTTTATCTTGTGACTCGGTCGTAACCTGAGTTCCTGTAGCTGTTGCATCTTTTTTAGGTCTGCCACGTCTTTTTGGCTCAGGTTCTCCTTGGTCGTCTAAGTCGTTTTTTTGATCGTCATTAGTAGTATCACTATTAATTGGATCATTAATTTCTGCATCAACTGATACTGGATCTCCTAGAGATACATTATCAAAATCTAATTCTTCGTTATTCATTTTCGTTTGTAAAATTACTATGTTTAAATTTATTATAAAAATAAGGAGATAAAATAAATTTAACTCCTTATTTTATATTACACTTTATTTCTCTCCTTTTAGCTTATTTTCTTTAGCAACTTTCAATGCCATGTCTGCTTTATACTTTTCAGTAGCTGCTTTACGTTGAGAATCTACTTCTTTTTGAGAGAGTTCTTGTTGTTTAATTCCAATCTCTTGTTGTTTTAAACCAAGTTCTGCTGCTCTAGAAATATCTTCTGTATTAGGCCCCTCATCCATAGCATAAGCTGTAAGTTCAGCTTTACGTAAATCCCATTCACCTTTAAGATTGATTTTATCCAATTCTCTTTGGTGTTGTTTTTCAGCTAACTGATCTTGCATAGCTAACATTTCTTTTTGTTGCTCACCCTGCATTTGTTCCTCCTTCTTCTTTCCTT